AGACCCCCGTCAGGCCTTGCCCGATCGCCGCCGTCGCAGGCGCGAGGTTCGCGGCGCTCGATGCGCCAGCAAGGTTCTGGGCCGTGGCCAACGCGCCAATGCCCGAGTTGATGTCCTGGAAAGCAGGTGTGAAGCGTGCTGTGGTGTCAGAAGCGAGCGCGCGCTGTTGCGCAACGTCCATGGACCCTGGGACATATCGAGCCTGCTGGGTGATATTGCCTTGAGCGTCTCGAACCTCCGGAACGGTGAAGCCCGTGGCTTGGGCGATTTGCCCAAGGCCCCCACTGATCCCTGCCGCTGCTCCGCCCGCCTGCTGCATCGCGAGTTGCGCGTCACGGAACTGATTGCGTGTGTCTGCGCCCCGCAGGACGTCGGCGGCTTCAGCAGTAGTGCTCAGGCCTCCCGACAAGGCCTGATTGGCGGCCGTCATGTAAGGGCTGTATCCGCCTACGCCTTGTGCCTCTGCGGCTCGGATTGCGGCCGTCTGTGCGTCGGAAAAGCCGGCAACTTGGTACTGCGGGAGTTGTTGTGCCAGAGTCGTAGAAGGTACAAGCTTTGGACGCCCTGTTGCGGCGTCTATAACAGGCTGACCTGTATTGGGATCTCGCTGAACCTGTACGTTTTGTGCGAGGTTCTCTGCTTCGCTAAGGAGTCGAAGTTTGTACGCCTCGACTTCCGGCGCTTCGCGGACAATCTGTTGCGTGGTGGTGATGTCTGCCATGGTTTTACGCCTTTACAGCGCCACCTTCCAGCGCTTTCATGAGTTTGTACATGCGGGCCGCGCCCTTGCGCCGACTGCCGTTCCCCGCATTGCGCACCGCCTTGGCCGTGAAGACAAACTCCCCGTCAGACAGCATCGCCGGGATGGAGTCGGAGGTCCCCGTGCCGGGACCGTTGATCGGGCCTGTCTTGCGCGGGAACTCCGTCATCTTCATCTCACCCCCGCGTGCCCGCTGTACTGCCTGTTGCCCGTACAAGAGAGGAATGCCGTAGAGCCCTGCTACGTTATAAGGTTGCGCAACGCCGCCCGGCATGTTCGTGATGCCCGTCGGGGTGACGGTAGGCACGGGCGAGCGCTCCATCTGAGCATACGAGGGCGTCGGCACGAGGACCGGGGACCGAGGCGCAGCTTCAGCGCGGTTCCTCGAGAACCCATAGCCCGCCTGCTCTAGATCCTGTTGCCGGGCACGCATGCGCGCTAGTGACTCTTCTTCCAACGCAGAAGTCTTGTACAAAGGCTCGGGCTCGCCGGGAGTTTTCTTCATGCCGCCAGCTAGCGTGGCTGCCCCCACACCTGCGGCCATGAGCGGGCCGTAGCGCGTGAAGAACCCTGCATCCGGAGACAGCCCAGGGCGGTTGGGGGAGAAGGTGTTGGACAGGCTCTGGCCGATGTTGTCGAAAAAGCCGGGCTTCGGAGGAGCTGCCCCAGATGCGGCATATTCGCTGAAACCGACTCCGGGCCGGAACGTCGAACCTCCGGGAGGTCCAAGCTCGGCAGCGGTGCCGATCGGACCCGTAGCCCCTGGAGCGCCGGTCCCAGTAACCGCCGACGCAGTGGGCGACGCAGGGACTGCGCCCTCTGCACCAGCAGGTTGTGCCGCCGCCGCGTCCTGCGGAGCCGCACCGGCAGGCTGTTGCGGGCCTTGGAGACCTTGCAACGCCCCGGCGGTCAGACCGGCCATTGCACCCGAACGGAGTGCTTCGCCAGGCTTCATGCCCAGCGCCAAGCCTGCGCCAGTGCCCAAGAGGCCTGTGCTCAAGCCAGTGCTCAAGGCAGTTCCGGGCGCAGCAATTGGAGACAGGAATTGCGAAACCCCCTTCAACGGGCTTCCGAGGCCTCCAAAGTCGCCGCCACCGCCAATGTAGCCCAGCGCCCCGGAAATCAGGGCATCTTTCATGTTGCCGCCACCCGCCAACGTCACTGCACCGGCTGACAGCGCCGCTGTGCCTGCCGAGCCAAGTGTCGCGCCCAAGGCCGTAGGTCCGAGGACCATGGCCAATCCGACTGTCGCCAGTACCCGCCCAACAGGGCTCTCCACCACCTTCTTGGCTACGTTGACGACGGATTTGACGGCGTCCACTACGCCACCGAAAACTCTTTTGAAGAACCTCTTGTAGAACTCAGGCAGCCCTGTGTCGGGGTTGATCGTCCCCGAGCCGCCCATGCGCTTGAGCATCTCCGCCTCTTCCGGCGTGATGTGCGCAAGCATCGTGTCGCCACGGCGGCCCTTGGAGGCAAGGTACTGCGCCATGTCGGCAAGACCACCCTCGGCCATCTGCATCGGGGGAGGAGCAGGCTCCTGCATGGCAGGAGCCATCGCCATCGGGGCCTGTGCGCCACGGATCTGCGAGAGCTTTAGCTCGTTGAGAACCGCGAGGATCGTGCTCAAAAGCTCGAGGTCATATTCTTCAGGCAAGTCCCCGGCATCCACAACACCCTGTTGGATGATCTGCGAACGGAGCTCTTTGTAGCGGCGAGGATTGTTGATCAGCTCCTCAAACATCTGGATGATGAGGCTGAGTTCCTCTGGAGCGATTTCAATGCCGGCCAAAGACTGGCTGAGTTCGCCTTGCAGGCCTGCCAAGGCGTTGGGATCGGACATGCCAAGCGCCGTCAGCGCGGCATCGTAAGAGTCAGTGCTCGCTACGGTCGGCCGCTCGGCCCGTGATCCGCGTTCCTCGGGCCCCGGCATAGGGAGCGCCATGATCCCTTCATTTTCCATGATGTTCCTTTCCTTGACTGGCCAATAGCCCTAGCGAGGGCTGCGCGCCGGGAAAGGACGCGAGATTGGCTGAGATTATCTGATAGGTCATAGGGCCCTGTCCACTGTCAAGTCCGGTCAATTTCCAAGTAGGAAAGCCAGAAATCGACGTCTGCAACGCTTGAGGTCACCTTCAAGACATCGCCAGCTTCCAAGATGCACGAAACACCCGACAACACGTCCATCGTCTGATTCGTGGGCAGCGCATAGGTCTTCAAAAGCTTGTAGCTGGTGCCGCCACCACCAGGATAGACGGCAACCGTCAAGCTTGTAGTGCTCGCATTCTCGTTGGTCACCCGAAGGGACGAGGCGACCGCTACATTGGCATCCGGCACTGTGTAAAGTGTCGATTCCGTTGTGGCGGCCGGTGTTGCGTACTTGCGCAGATACTTGTTGGCCATGTCACATCGCCGATACGAAGTTGATGGTGAGGATCACCGAAGGGATGGCCGGGCGCGTGGGGGAAGTGCCCGCTGCGTAGTGCTCAAGATAGACGTCAAGGCTGTCGGACCACCACGCGATCTCCAGATAATCGTTGGCCGGATTGTCCACGGTGAAAATGCCGGTAACCGCCGGGACCACATGCGACCAGATGGTAGAGCTCTTACGAGCCGGGATGTCGTAACGGGTATTGCTCAAGGCATAGTTGACGCCTGTGTCCTTGACCCAGACCTCGAACTCCGCCGCCGTGTTGCCACGGTTGGTCACTTGGAGCGTAAAAGTCACTAGGTACTGCCCAGCGCATGGTACTTTGATGCGACTGTTGTTGGTCACCGTGATGCCGTTGGAGAACGCCGGCGTCAGGGTCAGCAAATTCTCCCCTGTGATGCTGGCGTTGGCCTGATCATCCTCGGAGATCATCATCGCATTGGGCAAGATGATGCCGTTGCTGTTCTGGAACCCTCGAATCCCACCAGCAAACCCGCCGCCTGCACCACGGTTCGCGGACCACGTGGCGGCCGCCGCGATGTTGTCGCTGACAACAGGGGTGTAGGTGTTGTTGAGTTGAAAGATAACCTGCTCGAGCGATCGCACGAGCTGGTTGAACTGCGCCGCGTCGTATTGCTGCGACGCGTTGGGCAGCCGGACGTTGGTGATCTTGCTCATCGCAAGCCGTCTTTTTGTATGTCAACCCGCATCGTGCCAAAGCGCCAGTTGCTGTCCAACTCATCGCTTTCAATGCGAAGCTGAATCTGTCGCCCTCGCGCCCGCGTATCCACCTTTTCCGTACCAGGAGCGATAACGTACGGATCAAGCGAACTGGGGCTGGCGCTGGCTTGCGGGAAGGCCCGCAGCAACAGCCTGACCGTCAGATTGCCAACCTGGTTCTTGAAGTCCGGGATGAATCGGCTCATGAGCAACATGTCGTCGCCGTCGCCAATGTCGAAGTAGCCGGAGTAGATGTAGGCTGCGATCGGTGCGCCTGCGCCATTGACACCGTCTTCTTGGTTGTACAGCACCGATCGGCCTGCCGTGAGGCCGTAGATCGTGGTCAAAGTCGCAGCAGTGCTTTCAGGGTCGTACTCCGTCGCAGTCGGCTTCTCAAACGTCCCGATGTCTGCCCAAGCCGTGCGCGCCATCGATCCGATCGACCAGACGTTCTCCAGATAGTTGTAGGTGACGAAGCGGTCGATGTAGTCGCTGGTGAACGAGCAATACCACCACGTGACCTCGTTAAACTGCGTGTTGATCCCGATGTGGACCTTCTGCGCTTGGACGATGTTGATGTCCTTGAACACATAGTCCTGAACCGTGCAAGGGATCTTCTTCACCGTGCCGTCAAAGACAAAGAACGCGTCCTTGCTCATCCAATACGACACGCCGTTGACGTCCGCCGCTGCATGCGGCCCGATGCACCCGCAGTTGGCTCCCAACTGCTGGAAACCGAAGGTGTAGGGCGGCCCAAGATACTGCTGGCCATGAAGCGACGTGTCCGTCCAGATCAAAATCTGGCCGCGTGAGCGCAGGGCCGTGATGATTTCATTGCCGTCCGTGAGCCGTTGTCCGCCGGCCGTGTTGGTGGCCGTCGGCACAAAGGTGTTGATGTCCTCTTGATTGGAAAAGCGCACGAACATCGGATCCTGTGTGTTTGGCGTACCGATCGTGCTCTCGGTCCCAAAGCACACCAAGTGTCTATCCGGCGTGGACACCAGAGCGTATTTGCTCTTGGTCGGAGCCCCTGAAATAGCCGTGGCCCGCACACTCAACCCAATGGCAGGATCCCACTCGTAAATGCCCCCGTCCACGTATTGCAGGATCAGCTTTTCTCCGTAGTTGTCGAACTGCCAAACCTGAGACAAGAGCTGCAACGAAGCAGAAGGCGGACGAGGCGTGCCCCAAGTGCTCAAGCCCCAAGTGCCCGTGCCCCACCCGAAGTCGATGAAGCTTTTGTCCGCGCCCGTGTTTATCTGGTAGGCCGCGTTGGCCGTGCCGGCCGCTGTGGCCGTACTGGTCGCCGCTGTGGGCGAGGTGATGCGGTACTCGTTGGCATTGAGAACCTCGATAATCTCGAACTGGTTGTTCAAGCTCGCATTCGGAATGCCTCCTGGGTCTCCCGTCGTGCCGCTGAAGGTGACAAAGTCCCCTCCGATCGCGCCGTGCCCCGTGTCGTTGACCGTGACGCTGGTCGAGCCGTTCGTCGTATCGAAGGTAATCGTGCCGGTGACCGTTCTGCGAATTGGAGTGATATCACCCCACGAACCGCCATAGAAGGCGTAGACCTTCTTGTTGGTGCCGATTACCGCGTAGGGTGAGCCGTCGAGCGAGTTCCAGGTAAAAACGTCGCTGGCCGCGCCCACAAAATTAACAGGCGTCTGATCAAACGAGGTCCAGCCCCCGATCTTCTCCGGCAAGCCGTACCGAAAGCGCACGTAGTCACAATCAACCCAGCCGCCCTCTGCACCGTACTCGGTGTTCTGCTTGTCGATCCCAGGCTTCAGAAACAGTCGTAAGAGCGGCATGTCATGTCCTAAGTGATGGGGCCACCCACCAACCACGCGTCACACGTGCGGTCACCGGCGTCCTTCTTAACGGTGGCCATGAGGCCTCCTACATGGTCGCCCCGGACGCGGCCGGGACGGTAGTGATCTGGATCGCGACTGAACGCTTCAAGTTCAACGGCTCAAGGCAATCGGAACACGAATCCGCAGCAAGCTCTGCTTCATCGAGATCATATCCGCAATGAGCGCAAACCGCCTCAACCTCATGCGCGGGCTCGATGCTGCCATCGGGCAGCGTCCTGGAGGGGAGCGAAAGCTTCATGGTGTCTCCATTAGGTACAACGCTCTCTCATCATTTCTACGGGTTACTAACCCCGGTAGTTCTTTGCCGCCAGCCAGCGTCCACTTCTTAAATTCCTCAGCCGCCCCCTCATAGTCTTCCCGGTTGTGCTTCATGCGAAGGGTCGAGTTCTGAAGGTTGCCTAGCCCAACATTGAAAGCGAAGCTAGCGAGTGCCAGATGGCGATTGCTAAGAGGAACCACAGAACATAGTCTAAGTACCCCCGGAAGAAACCGCTGAAGATCTTCTTGAAGTAGCGCATCGACTTCCTCTTCTGTCAATCGTCGATCCCAACCTGCCGGTATAGGTAG